CCCACGAATTGGTTGGCGTTAGTTTGACGTCCTAACTCCACCGACTCGGCCGGGCTACCACCTACTTGGCGGGGCTGTGCGTGTCTTGGTAGACCGCGTACAGTCTCGACAGGTAGGACCCGGTACGGGCTGCCGCCTAAGTCTTCGACATGGTGCCGAAGACTCACAAGTACAAGGAGAAACCCTTGCGTACTCGCCGAAGAGAGAGATCAGTGCCCGGTGGTGGTATAGCCATCCACGATACGCGTAGTGCACGGGCAACCGTTACACAACGTTATCGCGTTGATGGCACACCCATACCGGAACCGTCTGTCTCTACTCTTAATGGGAACAACTCCTCGCGTTATGCGGAGAGTATCCCACATCTTACTGAGAGGAGCCTGATCACTGACGATAGTCACGTGACTCCAAAGCCCGTAAAGGCGCCGAGGAAACAGTACTCCCCTAGTGAGAAGCGATGGCTCAGAGCAAATGGCCTGTGGCCTTTGCCGAAGAGTCGTGTGCCATGGAAGCGTCGCACAGTTATCTGTGATGGCCCATGCACGCACCATAGGGTTTGGACAAAGAGTCCTGATGTTCGCATCAAGCTCACCCCACAACCGCTCCATAGCGTTTACGCTACGGGGCTTGGGGGCCCACACGAAGTCGGGATAACCCTTGACATCGTTCCAACGGGCAAATTGTCCATCGATCCGGGGTATTCATTGACCCAGGCAGCCATACCTCCAGAGGGATACTCCCCCTGGCTGGCATCTGAGTCCTGGGAGCGCGGGTTAAATCTTGCGCGACGTAACGCCCTGGAAAACTTCCTGCCCAAACTAGGGTATGGACTCCAGGGGGCATTGGCCGCGCTAGAGATAGCCGACCTGTCCTCTGTCGTCGGGGCCGTCGCCAAGGTCGGCAAGTTCATTAGCAAGCCGAACCCCCTTATCACTAAGGGAAAGAAGGTTTGCAGCGTGAACCGACTTTGGGACGCTATCTGGCGAGCCGCTAAACGGCGTGCCCTGGGGAAAGAGGTAAGCGACTGGGGCCTTTTGCACCAGTTCGCTGTACTCCCTCTTGTCGGTGACCTAAGTAAGTTCCTGCTGACAGTTGCAGATTTCCAGAAACAAATAAAGGAGATCTACAACCATGCAGGCACCAACCAGGTTTCTCACTGCCAGGAAGCCATTCGTCTCGACTCCTACGACGTCGGTGGAGGTTTCGTCAACCTCTCCTTTGACACCTCTGAGGACCTATTGGGAATTCCCATGTGGTCACCAGTGCCCCAAGTCCCATGTGAGGGCAACATCCGTTGCCCCTACATAGACCGGGTTGTGCCATCGAAGCTTAAGTACCACCTTACGGTTCGGTACTCGTATTTCGTTCCCGACCTTTACGGGTTGGAGAGCGTCCTACTAGCATTGGATGCGTTTGGACTTAAGCCGACCGTGAGTCAGCTCTGGGCTCATGTACCCTTCAGCTTCTTGGTTGATTGGGTAGTCCCCGTAGGCAAGTACTTGGAAGATCATGTTGATAAATTTTTCGACACGATCCAAGTCCGCATCGCCTCATCTGTAGAATCCATCTCTGTCAACTGGACGCGTGAAGCCGGCAAGCCGACTATTGCGCTAACAGCTGATTGGTTGGACCTTCCGCATGAGACGGACGTCACCATAGGAGATCCCTATCTTTGGACGGGGAAATCTTACTCAAGGTCAATCCATTCCGGGTTGCCCTCTGTCACCGGACCGCCACTCAAGCTCCCGCGAGGGATGCAGATGGCGACAGCCGGTTTACTGGTTTTACAGCGCGTGAAGACTGTCTGATCGCGTTAGTAGAGCCTCACTTGGCGTATGCCATAGCAAAGGATCCCTTATGCTCCCCGACCCGATTACCCTGAACCCAACAAGGTACGCCGAAGCGCACCTTGCTGTGGTGGGGACTGGCCAAGGTCAGGTATCCCCTCTTCTCGCTCTTCCCTTTTCGAAGACTGGGACGTTCAACACCTCGTCGACCTTCCGTGCGGTTGAGCTGTTCGAAAACGGCACCACACCCACGGAGGGCTCGGTCTTGGCGAAGACGCTCGGCCTTAGCTTACGTGTCAGCAATGACACGTCTGGCAAGGGAAGCGGGACGAAAATCAGGATCCTCAGGCAGCTGACGTGCAACTTCCCCACGGGATTGGTGCGCGACACGAACGACGCTATCACAGGCGTGACCTTCGGGTCAAGCCCGCCTGTGGTGAAGTCGAATCACGTGCTCGAGCTTCCGATCCCCCCTGGGGCAGATCCGTTGGTTACCGGGATTATCGTTAACCTGCTTCTAACCTCGATGGTCGATCTGATGATCGGTCCGAAGAGTAGCATGATTAACGAAGGGTTCGTCTAACAAGACGGCCCGGGTCACCCCCGCAAGGGGCGAACGGGAGTTGAATAAGGCAAGGAAAGGTTGATCGCACGTGAAACACGTTTGCGGTGCCTCGAAAAGCCTCACATCGGGCTTTATGTACGATGTGTTCCGGACGCTACTTGCGGAACTCAGCCGGTTGGATAACCGTGCACCCCTCGACGTTGAACGAGACTTGGCGTATGCCGAGCGACGTTTCGCCAACGAGGGTATAGACTTCCTCACGTCTAGGTTGTCAGAGCTTGGTAGGGCGTTTAAGTCCTCCCTTGCTACCGATGGACCTTTAGTCGTGCCATTGGGTTGGAAAACCCGGGCCGACGGTCTCCCTGTTTTTATGGGAGATCTGTGGAGTAAGCTATATGGTGCTGACGGGCTGCTGTGCAGCGACCCGTCTCCGGCTGTAGTGCGCACTTTGCGCCAGGTACTTGACCTTGCGTATAAGTTGGAGTTTGAGATTAGTCCGGCTGCGGAGGCCAACAAGTTACAGGAATTCCTGCTTGTTGACCAGGAGCTACCGGATCCCGACGACGGACCGAAAGGTCTTTCCCGGAACACCTGCCTCGTTGTCGAGGCGGCGCGGGTGTTGATCTCTCGATTGTTTGAGAACGGATGGCTGTCACCGACCGGTGCAGCATTCGATCCCTCGGACATAACTCCAAGACATGGCCCTGGGGCCGTGGCTGACAAGGTGAAAATCCACGAAAAGTTTAAGTGGAAGACGCTCTATGAGCGTCTGGATAATGAGTACCCATATGAGTACTACATGTTCTTTAACCTCAGCCACTTTATAGAGAGCTACCGTGCGTTCGACGACCTCCCAGTACAGCGAGCCGGGTTCGCCCGGCCGCAAGCTGTACCGAAGGACGCACGGGGTCCGCGCCTGATCTCTTGCGAACCACTGGAATACCAGTGGATACAGCAGGGATTGGGGCGGGCCTTGACGTATTTCGTGGAGCATCACCCCCTCACCAAGGGGTACGTGAACTTTACGGATCAAACGATCAATGGCGATCTGGCCCTGTATGCATCCCTCACCCAGGAGTTGGACACTCTGGATATGAAGGATGCGTCCGACCGTGTCTCGCTGTGGCTCGTACGCCAATTGTTCCCAAAGCTCCTCTTAGCCAAGCTAGAGGCAGCCAGGACGATTGGTGTCGAGATCAACGGCGAGCGGTTCGTGACCCGCAAGTTCGCTCCTATGGGGTCGGCATTATGCTTCCCTGTAGAGTCACTTGTGTTTTGGGCACTAGCCGTAGCGACACTGAATCTCGATCACCCGGGAATGTTCCGGGGGCCGTTCCGGCCTCCGGACCGTGTTTGGGTGTTCGGCGATGATCTTGTGGTCCCACGAGGGGCCTTAGGTCTGCTTAAACCCGTTTTTGAGGAGTTGAGCCTCCTGTTCAACGAATCAAAGTGCTGTACCGGGAAGTATTTCCGGGAGTCATGCGGTGTTGACGCCTTCAGAGGCGTTGTTGTTACACCGATACAACTCAAGCATGCCGGGGAATCGCCGAATCAACTGGTAGCCGTTTGCGAGTACGCCTCGGCGTTCTCGCGAGCGGGGCTGCCCACCACAGCTGAACTTCTGTACAGCTGGGTGGAGCGGTCCCTCGGACGTCTCCCGTCTTCGTGCGAGCAGGGCAAGCCCTTGCATCGCTATGTTGAGTCGGGAGGAGAGGCACAGCAAGAGATCTTCGCAGTGTTCAAAGGGCGGATAAATCCTCACCTTAACTGCGTCGAGTACCAATGCTGGGTTCCAGAGCCGGAGACATATGAAACCGGCACGTTCGATTGGGAGGAGTTCCAGAGGTGCTTTCCCGACCCTGAGAGGGGTCGGCGGGATAGCATCTACAGGCGGCACACGCCCCTGTGGACAACTACCGCTACAGCTCCGTCTCATCCCCATTCTGAGGCGGGGCCTAAGTGGGCACCACCGGCAACTCCCCCGGTACCGGGAGAATATACCCACCACCGACGCCTGAAACTCTCGCGTCGGTGGGTCAGTACGTATGACTGCCTGCCCTGGGAGGGTATCCAACCCTCTCATGGTGGGGACATGCAGTTCGGCTAGCGGCGTACCCGCTAGGAGCACGGTGCGTGGTCCTCGGATAGTCCGAGGCTGCGTATGACAGCAACACGAGTTGCCGTCTTT